CGGGAGTCAAACGTGGCTAAAAATGAACGAGAAATTTTAAGAGAGTGGACAACTATTGTCAGTGAAATCTTAGGCAGAGAAGAACCAAAGTTGGATGATGTCCTTAATACGGGGGGTACAGAAGAAAACCCAGTCATGAACATTGATATAGGATTAGGCGGAACCGGCCGCGGACGCAGTCAGGGTGGCGGTGGCGGCACCACCGGCAAAGAAAGAATCACAGTGCAGCAGGCAAGAGCAGCAAGAGATGCACGAATTGCGGCCCAACAAGGCAAGACTGACACTAAAACCGCAATTGACACTAACCCCGCAACTGTTAAAACTGACGCTGAGCGAATAGCGGCGGCAAGAATTAACAGAAAGATAAAGGACATCGAACTAGGTATACCCACAACGGCAGTTGGCAAGACTGGGAAGTATCTCCTAGACAATCCTCCGGCCCGTAATATCGCTGGGGCAACCTTTGGCACAGGTGTGCTTGGTGTTGGCGGCGCCGCTGCACTTGCACTTGATCGACAACCCGGTGAAGATCTAACAGACGTTGCCGGTCGCTGGGCCGGCAAACTAGGCCAAGGGGCCGGCAAGGTTGTCTCCAACGCGGTAATTCAAACGGGAAGATCCGCTAGCGATGAAATAGACAAAGCAGCAGAAAAGCACGGGTATACCCCAGACTCTAGCGTAATTAATCCTGAATTTGATAAAGCCGTGCAAGACCTCTCCAAACCTGATGGCAGACTGGGGCCAATCCCAGACGGCAACAAAGGTCTTGACGAAACTCGCATATTCACTCGGCATCCAGTCTCTGGACAAATTGTACAACTCAATGTTGACAATATTTCACGTGTGGTCAATCAAACGTTCTATGAAAGCTATGAATGTGGAGCCGGTGATTCAGCGCAATGGCAATGCCAAATTTGGTCATCCACGCCTGTGAGCAAATTATTAAAGGGTAGATCATAATGTCAAGCCAAGCCAATGTTTATTCAGGTGCCATCACAAATGTAGTGTGGTACACTGACAAAGTCAGAGTTGACACCGGTACCAACAGTGTTACCTTGCAAGTGAATTTTGGCAATGTGGCCAATGGTAATATTACCTCCGACACTATCTACAGCAATGCCATTGTTATTCCGGCCAACAGCAGATACGATGCGTTTGTGGGTGTTGGAAACTACGTGACCATCGCCCTTGGCAATGCCACAATACAAGAACTAGGCACTGCCAGTTCGGGCACCAGTGCTGTTCAAGGTGGAATTAGACAACCCTATACACCTTGATATGAGAGCTGAAGAGTTCATCAGTGAGACCCGTGGCACCCCCACTCGTCGAATGCAACAAGCCACGCGAGGGTCAAACACATTCTGGGATCCAACAAGGACCGACAGCACCTACACCTTGAATCGAGTGATGATGGCTGCGGCTGCAACTGATGGAACATTTGTTCCAGAAATTCATGGGCAGAGTTGGGTAGGCAATGATCGCACTGCACATCCCTACACTCGGCAAGAACAAGACATGCTGAAAAAAGCCTACAAAGCCGTGGGCGCAGCCTACAAAGATCTCAATCGCGGAGATATGCGCAGCATGGAACTAGAAACAACAAACAAAGTAAGCCCTGTCAAATCGTTTAAAGGCTACGCCAGATGAGAGCCCGTGAATTCATCACCGAGCAGGCTTCATTGCCCCCGGAGCAAGCAGATCCCATGAACCATGTGTTTATATTGCCAGGAGTGCAATCCAACGATCCATATCTGATATATCGCCTGGGTGTGGCCATGGCTCGTGCCAGAAGTGATGCCGGCGCAGAACCAATTCCATTCATGCCAGACTGGTCGCCAAAGGCAGCGTTTGGAGAAGAAGCAGTGGTTGCTGGATTTGATGCCACAGTTGAACCAGTGATTGATCGGGCTCTGACAATGGCCGGCTTGCCTGTTAAAAAAATACAAGTCAGCACACCCAACAGTCTGGAACCTGCATCTGTGTTGACACAAAGTCCGGTGAAATCATTTGCTGGCTACCCTCGTTAATTAATCAACACCAAACGTGCCAAATGTAGATCCGCCAACTGATCAACAGTAAATAGCTCATATGAGCACATTAGAATCAGCACTGGTCAAAAAGGCGCACACGCCTACACTTTACACTGATCAACAGCTAGAGGACTTTGCTCGCTGTGCTGATCCAGTAACTGGTCCGGCCTATTTCTTAGACAACTTCTTTTTCATACAGCACCCCACACGTGGTAGGATGTTGCTGCATCCGTTTGAATACCAACTCAGACTGATTGACACGTACCACAACAATCGTTTTTCAATATCAATGCTGCCCAGACAAACTGGCAAGTCAACTGTGGCTGCTGGATACTTGCTCTGGTATGCAATGTTTATTCCTGATTCAACTATTCTAGTAGCAGCACACAAGTATCTGGGCGCACAGGAAATCATGCAGCGTGTTCGCTATGGGTATGAGTCTTGCCAAGATCATATCCGAGCCGGGGTAGTGAGCTACAACAAAGGATCCATTGACTTTGACAACGGATCACGCATAGCATCGCAAACCACAACAGAAAACACTGGTCGTGGTATGAGTATATCCCTGCTGTATGCTGACGAATTTGCATTTGTGCGTCCCACCATAGCCAAAGAGTTCTGGACTAGTATCAGCCCCACACTAGCCACTGGTGGTAAAGCTATTATCACGTCAACTCCCAACTCAGACGAAGATCAGTTTGCGTATCTGTGGAAAGGTGCCAACAAGTGCGAAGATGAATATGGCAACCCCACTCCCATGGGTATCAATGGATTCAAAGCGTTTAGAGCAAAATGGCAAGAACATCCTGACAGAGATGACAAGTGGGCAGCACAGCAACGAGCGGCACTGGGCGAAGAACGTTTTCGTCGAGAGATGGAATGCGAATTCATCATCAATGATGAAACTCTGATTGCCCCAATCAAACTGTTGGATCTAGAAGGGCGCGAACCCCTGTACAAAACTGGCCAGGTGCGTTGGTATAAAAAACCCGAACGCAATCGTATCTATGTGATAGCACTTGACCCCAGCCTGGGCACAGGTGGTGATCCTGCTGCTATTCAAGTGTTCGAAGCCAACACCACCATACAGGTTGCAGAATGGCGGCACAACCAAAGCGACATTCCCACACAGATTAGAATACTCAATGACATTGTCCAGCACATCTACGATATCACTCTAGACGACAAGAGCATTTATTATTCCATTGAAAACAACACAATTGGCGAAGCAGCTTTGATCAGCATCGCTGAATGGGGCGAAGATCGTATCAAGGGATATTTCCTTAGTGATACCAGAGATGCCGGCAATCGTAGATTCCGCAAAGGCTTCAACACCACAAACAAAACAAAAATTGCTGCCTGTGCCAAACTCAAAAATCTCATTGAGTCTGGCCGTATGACCATCAACAGTCGTGCTCTAGTCAGTGAGCTCAAAACCTTTGTTGCGTCAGGCACTGCCTATGCTGCAAAACTGGGCGAAACTGATGATCTAGTAATGGCAACTATTGTGATCACTCGCATGCTTCAGCTGCTGCAGTCATTTCACACCGAGCTAGACAGTCAGATCAGGGATCACGGTGATTCCTTGATTGAACCCATGCCCTTTATCTCAGTGTCTCGCTAAATATAAAACTATGGCAAAGAATACTACATCACGTAAACTATATGATATGCTGGTTTCTCGAGGATTTGATCCTGAAGAATCCAACTCCCAAGGCAAGAATGTCATTGATCCCACCGAAGCAGACATGGTGAAATTTGATTACATTGCACCTTCGGGAAAAAACTATGGTACAGTGGTGATGTTGCTGGGCGATGATGGTGATCTTACAATGTTTTTTGGTGACGAAAAGGGCAGAACCATGGAGCCCGAAGATCGTGACCACTGGTTTGAATTTCTGCAAGATATGAAACCCTGGGCCAACTGGAATCAACGAGATTTTAGAGCCTACAACATGAATCAGCTCAAGCACCACATAGCGTCAATGCGCCGTGGTCTAGCTGAGAGTTTGTTTGAAAGTCTGCAAGGCAACGCTAGAATTTCATGGACCGGGCCAGCTGACCAAGCCCGCATGGTCATACATCACACACAAAAACTAGGTGAGAATGACAAACGTTTTCGCCACATAGACAAAGTTTTTATTGAAACTGCCGACGGTGAAAGATTTCGTTTGCCTTTCCGTAACTTGGCCGGCGGTCGTGCCATGCTTGAACATATTCGTCATGGTGGTAATCCCTATGACCTTCGTGGCGTACACATAGTAGAAATGATCAACGAACTCAATGTGTTGAGTCGTTTTCGTCGAGCGCACACAGGCAAACTGTTTGAAGGCGAAGCTGCTGTTTTAATTGAACAGGCCAACACCTACTACGAAACCATTCGCCGTGATATCAAGCATCTTGGCAACTCGCGTGGATATAACCGATACTTTGAGTCCTGGAATCCCATGCATACCAGTGACACCGAGATGATGGTGGAAGATTTAAAAACCATGTTCATTGAACAGACCTTGGATCAAAGAATTGAGTCAGCATTGCCTGTGCTGGCAAAACTACAGAATCAACGAAACGAAATGCGTGAACTCAGCGAGTTTACCGAATGGGCCGGACGTCTAACCGAAGGCACATGGGCAGTTCCTGACACCCCACAGATGTTGCAGCAACTACAAGACTTGATGGCTGACGAATTACCTGTTGGTGCCGATGCATTGGATGTCACTGAGCAATTGTATGACGTGTTTGGTGATGATTCAATGTTCGACGAGTTGAGTGTGTTAGCCTTGCGCGATCCCAGAGCCGATGCAAGACCAGTCATTGCCAAGTACATGCAAAAGTTGGGTATTGAGTTGCCAGAACCTGCGGTGCAACAAACACAGCCACCTGCACAACCATCAGCAGATCAACAGCCACCTGCACAACCTCCAGTACAGCAACCACAGCCCACACAGGAAATGTCGGAGTTTCCCAAAGTTACCGAAGAAGATGACTTTGAAATCACAGACCCCAAAGAAGTTGGTGCTAAAATGAATCCTGCTTACATATCTCCCAATGCGGTAAAAAATCAATCGTCCTCAGATAAATCTGCACCTGCTCCAGCCAAGATTGGAGTGTCTACTCAGTCGTTGCCTGACTACAAGTTTGAAGAAATAGAGCGAATCAAATCAATTGTATCTTACCTTAATAGCTAAATAGTCTTGACACAGAGGCAAAAAGCGCATATACTCCGTGTGTATGCGCTTTTTCATTGACGTGTATAGGCATCATGTCGCAAGACATATTAGGCACACTTAGGCATTTATAGGAGAAAACTTTATGGCCTCATTAGCAGAAATCCGCGCACGACTCGCAGCCGCAGAGTCGAACAAAGGCGGTCAATCCCAAGGCGGCGACAACGCAATTTACCCACACTGGAACATGCCCGAAGGATCAAGTGCAAACCTGCGCTTCTTACCTGACGGTAACTCAAAGAACACATTCTTCTGGGTAGAACGTGCAATGATTCGTTTGCCATTCAATGGCATCAAAGGCGAATCCGAGTCAAAGATGACTTACGTACAAGTACCATGCGTAGAAATGTGGGGAGAAGCCTGCCCAGTTCTAGCCGAAGTACGTAATTGGTTCAAAGACAAGGCACTGGAAGAAATGGGTCGCAAGTATTGGAAGAAACGCAGTTATATTTTCCAAGGCTTTGTGCGTGAGAATCCTCTCTCCGACGACAAGACCCCAGAGAACCCAATCCGTCGTTTCATCATTGGTCCTCAGATCTTCACACTGATCAAGTCAGCGTTGATGGATCCAGATCTCACTGAGATGCCAACTGACTACGCAGCCGGTCTTGACTTCCGTGTGACAAAAACTACCAAAGGTGGTTATGCTGACTACAACACTTCAAAGTGGTCACGTAAAGAGTCTGCTCTCACAGCCGACGAAGCTGAGGCAATTGAAAAGCATGGCTTGTATGATCTTGCTGGCTTCTTGCCAAAGAAACCTGGTGAGGTGGAACTCCGAGTCATCAAAGCAATGTTTGAAGCATCAGTTGATGGTCAACCGTTTGACATGGAACGTTGGGGACAATACTATCGTCCTGCTGGCTCAGCAGCACCTGCAGGTTCAGCAGCAGACACTGAAGAATTTGCTCCAGCACCAGTGGCCAAACCTAGCCCTGCCAAAGCAGTGGCCTTGGAAGAAGACGATCCCATTGAAGTAGCCGAGGCAATTGCTGCAGCACCAGTCAAGGCAGCAGCATCTTCAAACAAAGCCGAAGACATTTTGGCAATGATTAGGGCTCGACAGAAAACAGCCTGATGTTTTCACAACTGGACAATGTAATATTTCCAGATAGCTGTGAGGTAGTGCGATGCTCCTCACAGCTATGCGTTTATCCAATTTTCAAAAACGGATCAAGCAGCATCAATGAATCTGTAGAAGAAAACGGTTGGGAAATCATACGTGACTACGACATTGAAAGCATTGCCACACCAATTCGTGTGTATGTGCGAGATGCTCATCAACGCTTTGTAAGTGGTGTCAATACGTTTGTTCAACACAACTCCGATCTAGATTTAAAAACTGCTTTGTGGTTTGTGAGAGAGTATCCTTTTCTCAATCGCCACTTTGCGCCACAGTTTTTTTGGATAATTAATCTGGCAAGATATATGCACCCAGATACAAAAATAGAAATTAGGCACATGGATGACATTGCCAAAATAACCGCAAGACACAGTGATGCTGGCATACTGCCAGCCAGTGAAGAATTTATACGTGAATTTGAATCGCTAGACTGGAACCATATGAGATTGTATCACTATCTTGATCAAATATTAACTGACCTTGTGGGACAGACAGTTACCTACCCTGAGCTAGTGGCCATTGTAAGAGACCAACATACATCACTGTTTGAAATGGTGTTTGGCAAAAGCATGAACCTTGTGGAACTGGTACGTGGACTGCCCTAGACTCAATCATTTTGTACGCTTCAATCCCACTGGCTCGGTGAGTCGTTGTGGTCACATGGTTGGTGCTCCTGAATTTGACTCACTGGAGGCCATGGATTCCAGTGCTTGGTTGAAAAAAATCAAAACACAAAAATGGCCCATGGAGTGTCAACGCTGCCGTGAGACTGAAAAAATTTCCGGAACCAGTATTAGAATGAACACCATCAAGTTCCATGAAAAACAAACTCAACCAGACTACTTGATTGTTGGCGGTATTCTTGACAACGTCTGCAACAGTGCCTGTCAATTCTGCAATGCAGACCTCAGTACAAAAATAGGTAGTTTGCATGGTCGGGGCTATGTGCGATACAACAATGCCAACAGTTTTTGGAAGTTACCAGTAGATAGAATTGTGCATTTAGATATCAATGGTGGAGAACCCAGTCACAGTCCTGCTTATCGGCATCTGTTGGCAAACCTACCAGACAACATTCAAAGTGTTAGATTGAACACCAATGGATCAAGGGTCATGACTGAGTTGATTCCGTTGGTCGATCGTGGAGTGCAGGTAACTGTGACTGTGAGTTTTGATGGCACTGATCACGTACACGATTATGTGCGTTGGCCAATTCGTTGGCAAGACTTTACAAAAAACATAAAAGAATATCAAACCATGCCAGTTGAGTTGAATCTATGGACCACGCTCAATGCACTCAACATTGGAGACTTTCCAAATATTCTTTCTTGGGTCGCTGCCAATAAACTAGATCACAGCTGGGGCATACTGCACACACCCAGCGAACTTGATATCAAACATATCAATCTGTTTACCACTGCCGCAAGAAAAATGTTTGAACGAGGACTAGATCAACGATTGGTTAGACTTTTGAGCTACGTTGCAGTTGCCGATCACAACACTAATGCAATTTTTGACTACATACACACGCAGGACCAACTAAGAAACATTTCTTATCAAGATTACTTTACTTTGCCCTAAAATCATGCTATTATATTTTTTATACAAAGGACATATCTATGGCTAAACCATTTGACGTTTCAAAGTTCCGCAAGGAAATAACCAAAAGCATTGACGGCCTGTCAATAGGATTCAATGATCCCACTGATTGGATTAGCACAGGCAACTATGCGCTCAACTATCTAATATCAGGAGATTTCCACCGTGGTGTTCCCCTGGGCAAAGTCACTGTGTTTGCTGGTGAATCAGGCGCAGGCAAAAGTTATTTTTGTTCAGGCAACATCATCAAGAACGCACAGGAACAAGGTATATTTGTTGTGCTGATTGACAGTGAAAATGCGCTTGACGAGGCATGGTTACATGCCCTGGGGGTTGATACCAGTGATGCAAAATTATTAAAATTGTCAATGGCCATGATTGATGATGTTGCCAAGACTATTTCAACATTCATGAGTGATTACAAAGCACTGCCGGATGGCGAGCGTCCCAAGGTAATGTTTGTAATCGACTCCTTGGGTATGTTGCTTACACCAACCGATGTCAATCAATTTGATGCAGGTGAAATGAAAGGTGACTTGGGTCGCAAACCCAAAGCACTCACTGCATTGGTACGTAACTGTGTCAACATGTTTGGTAGTTACAACGTGGGGTTAGTTTGTACCAATCACACCTATGCATCGCAAGACATGTTTGATCCAGATGACAAGATTTCTGGAGGACAAGGTTTCATATATGCATCAAGCATTGTGATTGCCATGAAAAAGCTCAAGCTCAAAGAAGATGAAGATGGCAACAAAATTTCTGACGTCATGGGTATTCGCGCTGCATGCAAAGTAATGAAGACACGTTATTCCAAACCGTTTGAAGGTGTGCAGGTTAAGATTCCTTACGAAACAGGTATGAATCCCTATTCAGGTCTTGTGGACTTGGCAGAAAAGAAAGGGATACTGAAGAAGGATGGCAATAGACTGGCCTTTACTACCACTGATGGTGAAATCATCAAACAGTTTCGCAAAGCATGGGAGTCAAACGAAGGCGGTAGTCTAGATCAAGTCATGAAAGACTTCAAAAATCAAAAACAAGAACTAAGTATCATTGACACAACCGTGGAGGAATAAAATGCAAGGCCCAGACATAGCACGTGAAATTTGGCAAGAGCTCAAACGCTACATTAATGAAATAGATCGCGAAGATGCCGCTGATACATTGGTCAGCGTGTTGATTGACAACGACATAGGTGCTGATGATATCAAATCAGCATTCAAAACTGACAGCGACATAAAACGTGCCCTCAACAGTTATCTTGAAGATGAAGAAGATGCTGACGAGGAATATTATGAAGACGAGGATGAAGAAGAACACTGATGTGGTATAGCCGCATAGTTTCCGATCTTGGTGCAATACCTGACTTTATAGCTCACTATGAATCAGATCTTGTAGCCGCCAAAGCAGATGTTCGGCTCAGTGGTATCGTTGAAAAAAATATCACTGCCTTGCCGGGTATTACCGAACATCGCTTTAATCAACTTCAAGAGATTGAAGCGGTACTGAACTATCTCAATATTCAACTGCGCAAAATTAGACGTAGACATTTTCAAAAGTATCTTGAAGCCTATGCACGAGTTCTCACTTCAAGAGACGCTGAAAAATACGTTGACGGTGAGGACGAAGTCATTGACTTTGAAACCATCATCAATGAAGTTGCTTTGTTGCGCAACAAGTGGTTGGGTATCATGAAAGGTCTTGATTCCAAACAATGGATGGCCGGGCATGTGGTTAGATTACGCACTGCCGGAATGGAAGATGTCACGGTTGGATAATGCTTAAATTTATAGCGTCACTCAAAAACAATCATGTGTGGATAGCTTTTAAAATGTATCGTCCTGCAGAACTACGTGCTGGTAATATCATACAGGATATAGATACATGTTTAAAGATTGGCATGATTACCCAAGAAGATCTTGAAACCAAAAATATAGTACTGTCAAGTCTAATGGAAGGGCAAGACTATCAAGAGTATCTGCTGGCCGTTGCAGCGTTAAAAACACAAACATGGTTTGACGAACGTAGATGTTTTTGGATTGGTACTGTTTTTAACAAGGTAGATCATTCCAATATAACAATGCTTCCCTACTACATGGCAAACTTTGCCAGTGTGCTCGCTGAGTACAATTGGGCAGCATGTCAACGAGATCGCTACTTTGTATGCCTGTTAAGAAGAGACAGTCCCAGTAGAAGAAAAATTGCAAAAACAATCTTAGACAACTACTCATCCGATGACTATCGAATAAGTTACAGATCATATCTAGACAAATTTGAATATGATCCAGTAATTCAAAGAGATGCACCTTTGTTATTGGATACTATATCCACACTCCATGGGTTTGATGGATTCCCAACAGGTGGAATACTGCAGTGCGTGGTTAACTTGATTGCAGAAACCAGTATCCAAGATGATGTAGGTGACCATTGTTGGGGGTCAATGTTTGTCACTGAAAAAACTTTTAAAAGTTTTGGGTGGAGACAAATTCCGCTATGGTTGGCTGTGCCCGGCATGGTCAAGCATGTCAGAGCAGCAGGATTTGACTTGTTTGATGATTGGTTAGAAAATCATGACTACGACAGCATACCATCACAAGAATTAAGATTCCAGAGAGTGTTTGAAATCTTAAATCAATGTGTGGAAAGGATAAAATCTCTTGGCGGACCTGAGCAGGTATCACAGCTACTATCCAGTAGATTTGATCACAACATAGCAGTACTCAAAAAACTAGATCAGCAAAACACAGCTGACTTTTTAAATTTTTGCCAACGGTTGGATAATCTTAACAGCTGAAAAATCAGCGGATAAATATCCGCGCAGTTATACCATCGAAAGCACCCATTAATGTTCAAAATTTTTATTGGCTGGGATAGTCGTGAGCCTGAAGCCGCTGAAGTATGCCGTTACAGCATACTGAAGAATTCCACTATACCAGTTGAAATAATTTTTCTCAAACAGCAAGAATTAAGAGATCAAAAATTATACACACGAGAACCAGATGCACAGGCCAGCACAGAATTTAGCTTGACTAGATTCTTAGTGCCACATCTCTGTGACTACAAAGGCTATGCAGTATTTGTTGACTGTGACTTTGTTTTTACAGGTGATGTACGCGAGTTATTTCAATACATGGATCCCGCCAAAGCAGTTCATGTGGTGCAACACAAGTATAAACCATCCAAAAAAACCAAAATGGATGGTAAGAAACAACACCTGTATCCAAGAAAAAACTGGAGTAGTTTGGTTTTATACAATTGTGGCCACGAGTCAAATCAAAAACTCACTGCTGATATGGTCAACAAACAAACTCCAGCTTACCTACATAGATTCAGTTGGTTGTCTGATGAGGAAACAGGAAATTTAGAACCCGAATGGAACTGGCTTGTAAACTGGTATCACGAACCCGATGATGGCAAACCCAAAGCCATACATTACACCGAAGGTGGTCCTTGGTTTGAAAATTATCGTCACTGTGAATATGGCTGGTATTGGAACGAATATTATCACAGCTGGCAACGCAGCATACAACCAATACCACAACCAGGACTATATGACAATGTACCGCCAGCTGTGAAATCTGTGTTCAATGATATTTTAACTTACAGAGTTGATCCTGGCCGCGAATATCATTCAGTAACAGCAGAAAAAATTAACCAGGGAGTTGAGAGCTTGACTAACAATGTACTAGTTGCAGTCGAAGCAGATACTGTTGATGAAGGCAGCAGCAAACTTGAATCCAAGGGTCAAAATTACGATCCTTTTTTGAAAAGTTTTATCATGGGATCAGGCGGGCAAATATCTGTCTGGGACAAAGTCAGTGGAGATAAATCAGCAGTGGTGCTACGTGGAGTAACCAAACGTAAACACATGGTGGCGTGTCAGGCAGCAGGAAGAGATTTCTACTACATTGACACTGGATATTTTGGCAACGGTCGTAAAAAAGTCTATCATCGTATCACAAAAAACAACATGCAATACTTTGGCGAAGTCAAGCACAGGCCAAGAGATCGTCTTGCTGCCACGGGCTGGACTGCTAGAAAAATTAGGCCTGGGCGCAATATTCTTTTGGCTCCACCAAGTCAAAAACTCTTGATGTGTTATAATATAGATCTTGAACAGTGGTTAGAAGAAACCATGACCAATCTACGATTGTTCACCGACCGTGAAATTATTGTACGCGACAAGCAGAGTCGCAGTGTGCGACAAAGCACTGACACCATGGAAATGGCCCTGGAGCGAGATGTACATTGCTTGGTGACTTTTTCCAGCATCGCAGCAGTTGAGGCAATCTTACACGGTAAGCCAGCAATTGTACTAGGGCCCAGTGCTGCTGCACCAGTGTGTAGTACCACAATAAATGACGTTGAAAAACCTTATATTCCCACACTTGACGAAGTTGAAGAGTGGGCAGCAAATCTTGCCTACTGTCAATTCAGTGAGCTTGAAATGAGAGATGGCACTGCCTGGCGTATACTAAATGACAATTGATGTTGTAGTTTATCTCAGCAGCCTACAGAAGATAGCCGGCAGAAAAAAGGATGTCTTAGAGGCATTTGGTGAAGGCTGCCGCCGCAGTGGTGCTCGTGTGATGTTTCAAACAAAAACTGAATTAGTCCCCGCTAAACTTGCTGTCATACTGGGGTGGCCAAGCCCACTGCAACACACACCAAATATCAGACTGAGATCAGCTGTGGTCAAGGATCAAAAAAGAAACAATCGTCATGTCATGGCCATTGATGGTAGTACTTTTAAATTTCACGATGCTGAAGGAAAATACCTAAGGTACAGCCTTAACGGCGTATTCTATGACACATCTCAGTATGCCAATAAAAACAGTGACAGTGTTCGCTGGCAAATGATTCAGCAAGATTTGCACATGAGCATGATGCCTTGGCAGCAAAACAACGGGTATATTCTGTTTTTGATGCAGCGAGATGGTGGCTGGTCAATGAAAGGACTCAACCCTATTGAGTGGGCGTTTAGTACCTATACTGAAGTTAGAAAACACAGCGATCTTCCAATTTTAATTAGACCGCATCCAGGTAAACACATTGATCTCTCACCATTGAACAGTCTTGCCGGAGCAACACTTGTTGACAGCAAACATACCTCACTGCAAGATAACTTGACAAACGCCAAAGCGGCCTGCGTTTTCAATAGTTCAAGTGGAGTTGCTGCAATTTTACAAGGAATTCCCTTGATTGTGAATGACAGTAGCAGTGTGTGTTGGGATGTCAGTGATCACGACTACACTGCTGTGAATGCCCCAAGTTTCAAAGATCGAACACAATGGATCAATGATTTGGCTGCTGCTCACTGGAGCGACGAAGAAGCTCGCCAGGGCTTGGTGTTTAACAAATTTCTTCCCTACCTAACCTAGCTTTAAAAGATTACCCGCAGCAAGATCTTGTTTGATCCATGCAGCGTTATATGCCTGCCCTGCTCTAAAAAAAAGATAACAGTGGGCACCACGGCGCCGTCGGGAGCCACGCCAGTGTTGTTGGAACATGTCAAAATACCACTGCTTGGTTCTAGTGACCTTGAAGTATTCAGGATCATAAATTTCAGTTTTACCTATTTTGACATCAAACTGATCTGGATCTAGTAGACTGACAAAGCAAAACTTGTCTGAGTAGTGTGCCAGTGATTGAATCACCACTGGCACATCAGCATCAGGAATACTTCCCAGGACTTGAGTGCAGATAACACAATCAAACTTTGGTGTTGAACTTGGCAGCGTGTCAATTCCTGTGACACAAGGATCATACAGTGTGACTTGTTGTATGTTCACATACTGATCAAACGTCATTGGATCAGTGTAAACGCCTGCTGTTTCTGTGGGATAAGGCACTGGTATTGAGTACTGTTCGCCGCGCCCTGAGCCGTAGTCAAGCATTGTATTGGCCTGATAAAGTGCTACCAAGTCCTTGATATAGTTCTTGTATTTTTTTACGTCGTTGCCAGCCCAGCCTTTTTTTCTTTCCTGATACTGACGTCCCTTTTCAACACTTTGCCAATAGTACCAGCTAAACATTATATCCACTCCTGGATTGGCTTTATTATGTCACGGTAAATGCCTTGTTCTACAACATCACGATTGTAAAATCTATTGAAGTTGTGGGAAATTTTCTCCAAGGTCACAGTGTCATGTGGACGTTTTTCAAACTTGTCAATGTTGCTACAGATAATTTTTATTTTGGTTTCAAAGTCTGCAGATGTATCGTAGGACTCATCAAACAAATTATCAAAGGTTTCAAATCCTTGTTCTCGCAGCAGATCCAGTGCGCCCGATGCTCCGTAGATCATAAAAGGATGCTGACCAGCTATGACCTTATAGGTTTTCTCAGTGAGAAATGTCACTGCACTGGCAGGCTCTCTGAAACTTTCTGCAGCAACACTGAAACATGTTTGGTTGAACCATGCAGGGTTGATCCAACGATGATCTAGTTTTTTTGCAGTCTTGGTACCGGGCAATAATTGTCCTTCGGCGGTGTAACTCCAAAACGCATCATCTAGTCTTGAGCCCATGGCGTTGATCAAGTCAGTGCGCCACCCACGGCTTTTGCCTAGTGGCATCAAAAACTTTTTGTTGTATGTGCGATCAAACGTCATGCCATGATATCCTCGATGTCTATACCACAGACTTTCGTTGTACCAAAACCAGTTTGGCACAAATTGCAATCGAGGATCTTGGGCATTTTTTTGATTTCCGTAGAAGATTAAATGATTGTGATTGCTGTTGTGAAAACATCCTGCCCATTTGCCTGTGTTGCTTTCCCATAACGAATCCACTATTACTCGGCGATTCTCAAAATGCTTTCTACGCTCGCTGTCAAGATATCCATTGCAGCCCATGACAAACACTGCGTTGGCAGGGTAATGCTGACCCTGTTTATAATGCTCAACTGAAAAATACTTGTCAATGATTGGTGCGAACCAAGTGCTGTGAAACAAGCTTTCACTTTGGTAAGGAACTTGAAATAATATTAGTTTTGGTTTAGTCATTTGGTTTGGTGTGCATATACCATGGTAGTGCGTTGGGCATTTCCCATTGTTTGGGGTAACTGGCAATGTAGTCATAGCCCACTTGCCAAGGATCCACAACGTCGTATTGCTTTCTAACAAGGTAAAGTTGACACATAACATTGTTGCCAGTGATAGTTGGATAGGTAATGGATTTAAAAACTTTTGTGCCACATTCTCTCTTGCTTGATTTACAATTGCTGAGAGCATTGTACACTAATTGTTTGTTGCGCAGTGCTGATTTTCTTGCAGAGATGGCAAAATCTTGCACAGTGCGATGATCTTGCATGGAGAACCTACTACGCTCATGCCCAAGGTATTCTGCCCAGTTGCTACCATAAAATTCCGCATCCACCGTGCCGTTGATTATTCGTTGCATACCATCAATAACGCAATCAATGCTGGATGGGGTAAACCAAAGATCGGTGCGCAGTTTGATAATGTATTCATCATGAATTTTTTCAGACGATTCCATGTAATCCCAAACTTGATTTGCGCCACTCTCATCAAACGGGCATGGACTTCGGGAGTTAAGTGGCCTAGAAAAATCATAAACGTTGACAGGCAATAGTTGTTTTAATCTCTCTATCAACTGTTGATGATTGGGCATACCAACTTCGGGAAATCGTCTATGCCCAGTGTAAAATACTCCAATGCTTGGACGATAGTGCGTCTTCCACCACGACAGTGCTGGATCAAACATTTCTCGACCAGATCGTTGTACATAGGATTGTAAAAAATCATGAAAGACTTCGCTGTCTGTTGGTTGCCAATGGTATGTTTTACGTATCAACCAAAGATGGCACAACACAGTATATGCCTGAACATCTGGCTCTACCAACACCCTAAATGTTTTGTTTCCACTTACTCGTTTGTTGTAGTCTAGCAATTTTAAATCTTCAATCACTTTCTGCGAACTTGGCAAACAACTACGACGTGCAGCTATAATAAAATCTTGTATTCTAGCTGGATCTGATCTAGTAATTTTAATTGCTTGATGTTCAATGCCTTGATTGTCGTTGACAACATCACAGCCAAAGAACGCAATATCCGTGGTGCCCTTGACTATGTCGCTGACATGCGATACAATTACATCAACACATGAATCAGCCAACCAGACATCACTGCGCATTTTAATTACAAACGGATCTTGTAACTTATCAACACTGGTTACAAAATCCCAAACTTGTACTGACCCCGATGCACCTCTTTGTAATTGATTGTCTTCACCGCCTTCGTTAAACGGGCATTTGTCACGACAGGTACTTCCTTTAGTAAAATCATAAATGTTAACATCGCCGATTGATTTCAGTGCATCAAACAATCGTTGATGATTGGCACGCGATAGATCTAGATTATGACGGTTATCACCTATGTAAAAAACTGATATCATAGAAAGTCTTTGAGAGTATCACTGTCACGTGGAACGTTGACAGCTATGGCTCTTGGAAAAGGATTGGCATGATTATAATCGTTGATCAACACACGTTTTACATTCATCAATCCAGTGATCAACTTGAAATTTTTAAACCCAATTCCAGTTAATTGTTGTGTGAGCTGGTAATGTTGCTCAAAGGGTCTAGCCGTGGTAAAAATAAGTTGATGTCCTTGCTCAACCATGTGTTGAATTAATTGACAATTCTCTACGAGTGGCTGTACAGGATCTCCAAAATTTTCACGGCTCTGCGCATGTATAACAGTGCCGTCTATGTCACAGAATATAACACTTAGGTCGTTGTAGGCAAACCAATCTTCGGCAGTGCCAACATCAACATAGTTGTTGACAGGCATGTTTAAAAATACATTGTCATTGCCAAGGCAGGCCTGTATGACATGACTAACAAACACTTCAGATATAGTTTCTACTAGACAATCGTAAGTATCTGAGAATAGCTTTGCGGATTCAAATTTATAACCTCCAACACAAAAATTAGAACTCACCACTTGTTTTTCAACAATATCAGTTACTATTCCTTGTGAGTTAGTTTTAACAAAACTTTTAGAACTCAGTCTTTTCAGCACTTCATGATTGGCAATGTTGCTTGTACATACATAATTGCCATCGGTATCATCGTGGTCAAAGAAACTATCACAGTCTTTGACAAGTATTGGTGCTGCGGGATCAATACCAGCTGTGTCAATGATTTGTTTAACGGTGTCAGCAGGCCCTTTGGTAACCTCAGGTAATATTACAAATTTGGTATTGGCATTACGCTCAGTGACATATTGACTGACGGAGTATTCATCATGGTGTTGCTTTAGTATGCCAATGGTTATGTTGTGTTTGCCCACATAAGGTGCAATGGCACGTTCAATCATCAATGCACCTGAATGATCTGTCAGTGTATACTTTGGACGCATGCCGGGAAATCTGGTGCTTAACCCAGCCGCTGGTACTATTATTTCCATAAACGATCTATCTCCTTGAGTAGAAATTTTTGTTCAAAAGATCCAGGTTCGCAATAGCGAGTTATTCGTGCTAAACTTAGAACCAATAGATAATCATTGGCCATAATCGGCCACCTCTGTGACAGACCTTGATAAATCTGCGACAGTTTTAACTCTATCATAGCAGGCTTGTAGCGTAAAAACCACTGACTTGACAGATCCTGTCGTAGTTTAATCAAGTCAAACACATAACTATCAAACGGCGATGTTTGACAATCAATCAACACAAACTCATTGTTGTCACGTACAATGATATTTTCCAAAGTTAGATCTCCAACATACTGTCCGGAAGGTAAAATCTTTGGAAGACGATCAAGTAACTGTTGTTGATCAAATACAAATAAATCAAAGTCAATTTGTTCAAAAAGTTTTTTATAGGTTTCTGTGTAATCTTTGTCAACACAGTCAATGTCAATGCTCTCAATAACATTGGTTAAAAATGCAGTGAGCTTGGCAGCAGGATTATCAATCAACCAACTTCGCACGTCAAGTCCATGTATGTATTCACTGTCTAGGTAATCTTGTTGAGTGCCATAAATTTCTGCAACTGGAACAATGTTTCGTAACGCCTGCATGCGTTCAAGATTTCTTTGTATGTTTTTAAATTTCCTAACAAACAATCGTCCATGTTTGTTCATTAGGTAGATTTCACTACCACTGAATCCCAGGAACTGTTTGACAACCTTTGCCGCCATGTCACTTATACGCCACTACTCGACTATCATTCATGGTTTTGCTATGAAGGTTATCTTCAATTTTAATGTGACTGTATCCAACATTTTGAAACAGTTTACTAATACTGTCGGCGCTGTATCCCCACTTATGCCACATTACTGGATCTGGATATCGTAGGTTATCGCCAAATATACCCAGGATTGTGCGTTTTTGCAATCTACGGTCACTATCAAAATTCAAACAGTCAGGATTTTTAACCACTTCCTGGCACATTTTTAAAAAGTCTGGCCATTCTACAGCCACAAAGCCTCCAGGTTTTAATACACGCAGCCACTCTTGCATTATGCCCGGCACACGGTCTCTCATGATATGTTCAATCACATGCACACTTAAAATTTCATCAACTGAGTTGTCAGGCAGCGGGAATGGCACAGTGATATCATGTATCACTACACCCGGTGTCCCAGACATGTAGTCGCCATCAATATTGATATACTCATCAAATATTCTTGATCCACATCCAATGTGCAATCGCACTGCTCCAGTGGTACTTGATACTATTTCAGCTAACATTCTTTGTCCCTAACAGATCAATCATCAGGTACGGCAAGTATTTTTTAACTTGTCCGTCATCGCGCACATGTTTATATGCCCATTTGTTATCACGCCCAACTTCGCCACGTTGTATCCAACGTATGTCGCCGCTGAGTTCTGTACTATATGCAAAATTGCTCCATGTGAAATTTGGAAACAAATACTCAATCGCACTAAAAGTAAATCTATAATAGTCATCAGGGTAGGCATGATAACGCCACACCCATGGTACACTGATATATAGTTTGCCGCCTGGTGCTACCAGTGCTGATATGCATCTGGCCATATCCCAGGGATTTGGCACATGTTCCATGACACTGCAACACATTACCAAATCAAAATGATTTTTAGGCAACGGGTTGTCGTCCCGTGTGAGATCACAAGCAACATCAACATCAGGACCTGGCACTAAGTCAGTGCCGGTGTACTCGGCTCCAAGATTTTCAAAGTATCCTTTGTGTCTA